GGACCTGTCCGGGAACCCACAATCCACTGCGGTCTGAAAGAGAAACTCATCGAGAATCTCACAGCCGCTCTGTTGGAATATCGGGACACCCTTCGGTCAGAGTACATCCGAGACTCCCTCCACTATCTTGACAGGAAGTGGGGATCACGCGAAGACTGGTGGGTTATGAACCGCTCCATGTCCGAGAACCTATCGCTCCAAGCGGAGACGCTAGAGTTCGCAGGCATCTTTGAGGCAGTTCACACCAAAGTCAGCGACGTGCTCCAGAAGTCTGGGCAGCTCATGGGAAACATCCTCTCATTCCCCCTCCTCTGCATCATCAACCTTTCCACGTATCTTCTCGCGATTGAGACCTATGGTCCAGATCGTCACCCCTCCTCCCACTGTCCAGGCCTCTGGGTCTGGAACAACTCAGGAGGGATGGATCCCAGCAAGCCGGCCTTCAAGCCGGGCGGGACACTCCGAGATACGAAGATGGTTCTCAACCCCCGCCTCACACCCAAGATTCTCGACGATCTGCCAGTTCTGGTCAACGGTGACGATATCAGTTTTTACGCTGATCGTCCCTTCTATGACCACTGGTCCGCCGTGATTGGGCGCGGGGGGTTCATCAAGTCCGTTGGAAAGAATTACTTCTCTCCACACTTCATGACCATCAATTCGGAAGTTTTTGTTGCCTCCCAAGGAGGAACCCTCACGAAATTGCAGATCACAAACTACGGACTCCTTCGTCCCGACTTTGTTCGTAATCGATTTGAACTCGAACAACTTTCGAAGGAGATGGTAGGTGAGTATTCTGAAGACCACCGAAGGACATATCAGTTGATCCAACGGGAAATACTCGGTACCAGCGCTCACCCCGAGGCAATGAACAGGTTATTCATTGACCTGAATAGCGATCACATGGACTCGTTCAATGCTGGCCAAAAAGCCAAGCTGAACCCGTTTGTGGACATTGAACTTGGAGGTCTGGGTCTCTCAAAGACCGGACTTGCTCCACAGCTTCTCAATGGCTACCCTGTGACCGCCTTCCAGCGAATTCTCGCTGGTCGCATTCGCCTCCTCCAGAGCGACGGGGAACCTCTCCCCCGCGTCCTGCGGTTCCATCCAACCTCTCCGTCTCACGACCTGAAGACCCAGATCATCAGCTCGATTCGCGAAACCGAAAAGTTCCACGAACTCAGCCTCCGATCGGGTTTCACGTCCCACGGATACCTTTTCAAACCTGTCCTCGCCTCTGAGCAGCCACGCTGCCTCACTGAGCTTGAGGACACCCTGTCCGAAAAGGTACACTGCTTCATCAAGTACCCTACACTCGAAGGGCGCGCTCGCGCCATCATGAGTGTCGGTCCCTCTGATGAGTGGCTCACACTACCCCCTGAAGCCTGCGGCAGACTTAATCAGTCCAATCGCAAGAAACAGGTCCAGGAAATCCT